ACAGGTGGCGGCGGTGGTGGTGGAACCGGCACGGGTGGTGGTGGTGGCACCGGTGTTGGGGTCGGAGCCGGCGTCGGTGCCGGTGCCGGTGCCGGTGCCGGTGCTGGTGCTGGTGGTTGGTAGGCCGCCAGCGCAGACGCAATCGCCACGTTGACCATGTTCTGAATGGTCGGCAGCTCTGCGGCAATCGCAGCGCGAATCAATGCCTCTACGGCCAGCGTGAGCTGGTTTAGGCTGTTGCGATCCGGCGCTAGGCCGCCCGCGACAATGGCGTTGCGAATCTCTTCGCTGATCTGAAAGAACCAGTAATCCCCGGGTGTGGTGGCCGGTGTATTGGTCGCCGGGTTGCCATCGGTCGGGTAACCAATGGACGGATTGCTTGGCACGGCAGGTGGCGTTTGGGCAGCGTTGGCTTCCCATACTCGGTTGTCCATGAAATCTCCTACAGTTCGTTCACGTATAGCTAAACAGCAAGGTGGTGTGCGCGGGCTTGATGCGTCGCATGACGCACTCAAGCAAGGTGTTGCCCCAGGCAGCCAGCGGATCGGATACGCGGCCGTTGACGGTGAGCGTGGTTTTCGTGTCCCCTACGGGCGTGGTGATCGTCCATACATAAATCCAGCCGCTATTGGCCAGCGGGTTGTTCACCGGCGAGATGACGGTGTCGACTTCTTTCCAACCCTCAGTGATCGCGATGGCAAAACCCATCGCCCGCGCCACGGCGATGAAATAGGCACGTGACTGACCGCCAACCTGCACGAGTTTCGAAACCAGCGCGGCTTGCAGTTGCGGCTGCATCTGTTGGCCGCCAAGCGCAATCACACACGGATCTGGTAATCCCGCGACGCGCTCCCAGTCGGCGAACAGTTCAGATGTCGTGCGCGGATCGGCCTCCTCGATGAGTTGCCACGCGCGCGTATCCAGCCGCGCCAGTTCCTGCGCAAGCCCCGTAAACAAACGGGTAATGCCCGCATCAGGGTCATCCGTCCATGCAGGCCCGTAGGGCAGCAACTGCTGCAACAACGTCTGATAGTCGGTCGCCGCCAGCGGCTTGCTAACCTGGTTGGTCACCGCCGAGCTCATTGGCGTGTTTACAGCCACGTCACGCTCCCCATGACCGGGATCTGGCCGGCGGACATGACGATGTTGGCGGCAGGCGTTATCAGGACGTAGTCCCACTCTCCAGCCGCCGCCGAGATGGCCGAGCGCATATGCGAGAGCAGGATCGTGCCACCGGGCTGCCCCTCGCGTGCCAGAAGGTCAGCCAGTTCAGCCGTGACCGCTCTTTGTTCGGCCAGGGTATCGGGGCTCAAGCCCTCAACCGTGAAGTTGACTGGCACTGCGACAGGCGCGTAGACAGTCACATGGGCCGTCACCGGGCGCAGGCCATCGATGAAATTCGCGATGGCGGCAATCTGTGCTGCGGTCGGCAAGATTGCAGCGCCAGTGCCGTTGCCGTCGCACACAAAGGCAACGCCGACGGTACCCTGACCGAATTGTTCCGGCACACACCATGCCCTGGTGGCTCCACCGCCCGGGGCTGCCAAGGTCCATTGCACGTAGTCATTGGCATCTCCACCTTGGGGCGGCTGCTGAATGCGATTGAGCAAGCGCGCACGCAGACTGTCGTCCGACTCGAGATCACTCCCGCCGGATAGCACACCGAGCAAGGCAGAGGTCTGCACGCCGAGGATGGGCGTGACCAGATTGGCGGTCTGCCCCGAATAGTTATTGCCAGCCGCCGCAGAGACCAACGCAGCAACCGGCGCAGTAGCCTGAGTTCCGCTCACGGTGATGTCGGCCGTGGTCTGGAACTGTGTGCCATCCAGTGTCTGTACCAGCGTTCCAGACGGAATGTCGGCTGCGCCTGGCGTCACCGTGAAAGTGATGGCGCCGGTTGCGGGTGCGGCCGCCAGCCGCTGCACACCCCAGATCGACGCCCAGCGTTCCAGAAACTCGGTCTCAGCGGTATCGATGATGATCTGGTGGCTCACCCATTCAATGAAGCCGTACAGGCCGTGGGCGACACCGGCCAGCACCCGCGCATACACCTGGGCGTCCATGCGGCGAAGCACATTGTCCAGTTGCAGCCGCTGGAACACATCATTGGTGGTGCGATTGATCAGGTCCGCAAGGGATGGTCGATTAAACATTGAGCAAACTCCAGAGGTTCTGGAACTGAATGAGTGCCAGAACGCGCCCATTGGCCTGATAGATGGTGCAACCCAGTGCCAGCGTGAACAGACCCTGGCGCTCGCTGCTGACGTCAATGCGCGCGGCGACCTGGTCATCGACCAGCCACTGCAGGGCTTCCACGGCATAGTCCTTCGCCTGTTGGACCGTGGTATCCGTCAGCTTGGCGCGCGCGACCAACCACAGGCGCGAGCCGATCCGGTCGTTCGGGGGTGACGGAAACGAATCCCCCCACCAACCCATCCTAAAACTCCCCCGATTCGGCAGCACGTCATCGTCATTGGCGCGCCGCCATGTGAACAAAGAGATGATCACAGCACGCACCAGCGGATCGGAGAGGTCGTTGTCGATGTCCTGCAAAAGGCCGAGCGTCGTCGACTGGCCGTCAATGTTGACACTCAAAGGCATGGTGTCGCGCATGGGCTATTCCTTTTGGTTGGGCGCAGCGGTAGTGAAACTGTCGCCGTGACTGTCGCTGCCACTGTGCGTGTGGCCGTTGTAGGTAGCGCGCATGCCCGCCATGGTTTTGGCGCCACCCTGGTCGGCTACGTTTTGCGCGGCCGTGATGTTCTGGTCGCAGGTCAAGTCCTGCGTGACTTCGAGCGTGCCCACAACCTTGCTGTTGGCATTGATGGTGAGGCCACCCGCAAACGTCATCACACCGCTGCCGTCGCCGTTCATCACAACGGTTGATCCGGCCTTGTCGGTGAGCTTCACACCACCGCGCATCAAATAGACCGACTGCCCCTGATCGTCATGCAGGATGACTTCACCGACAGCCAGACCCTGAACGCGGTAGCGCCTGTCGGCCACACACACGACCACGCCGTGCGAGCGATCGCCATCAAGGAACAGCGCCAGACATTCGGCGCCGGCATTGGGATGGCTGGTGAAGCCGTAGGGCTCGAAATGCTCGACATCGGCCTTGGTTTCACCCGCCAGCAGGCGTAGCTGCAGGCTTTGCATTTTGGTGGCGGCATTGATCAAGGTGACGCTGCCGCGCGCGATCATGTTCGAGAGGCGCCGCGCATAAGGTGCAACCAATCGGGCGAAGTCGGTCATTGCACGTCCCCCCAGTTGTCGCCACCACCTTTTTTGACCTTGCCCTTGATCGGTTTGGCCGCCTTGGAGCGATAGCCGTCCGGTGGCCCGACACGCAATTGCGTGCGCAGACCGTTCTCGTCGAGCAGGTAGTGCACCTCGGCAATCACCATGACCTGATCGAACCCGATCAAACCGTCGCGCACCGGGACCAACAAGTTCGGCACCCACAAACGGCCATCGGATTGCCGCCAGCCAGCCACCGTGTAGGTGGTCTCCAGCGCTTTGGCGGCACGGTGCGCGCGCTCGTAAAGTGCCCGGTCCTGACAGGTGCCGGCATCGGCGTGGCCGACCTGCTTGAGCACCAGCACCCGAAAACGTTTGGAGCGGGCATCTGCAAGGCTCGCCGTCACCGGAGATCCGGTATCCGTTGTACCGCCTTCGAAATCAGCCTCACTGTCGTCATCCCCCTCGGCTTCGTTGGCGTCTTCACCAAAATCGCTGTCATTGCCTGCGCGCTGGCCCTTGACGACGTAGCGCGACATCACCGCCTTAAAGTCGAGTTCGCAGGAGCCCTCGCGGATGTTCTGTCCCAACTCCAGCGCAGTTATTGCATTACCGGTGCTGCCGACGTCGATAAAAACCAGATCGCCTTTTTCGTTATCGGTCGAGAGCACATGGCGCAGACGCATCAGCCGGTCGATGCACTCGAACACGGTCTCGCCCACCTGCACATGGTGCTCGGTGATCGGCGCGCTGGTGTCAATCTCTGTCAGCACCCGCACGCCATAGGGCGCGGCCAGGGCGGCAGCTATCGCTTCCAGTTTCGCGTTGCGCCAGACATTGGTATTTGATGCTGCCGGCCGAACCACCGTGCCGGCTTTACCGTCCTTGCCTTTGACGTCCGCCCACAGACCATTACCCGATGCGGGCGCAGTCCCGCCTGAATCGGGCGGACAGCAGTCAACCAGATCACTGGTCTTGCTGCGCCCCTTGACGGCAAGGGACACGCGCTTGCCGTCGTACTGCATCGGGGTTGCATCCACATACCCCGTCAGCACCAGGTCACTGCCGATGAATACCTGACAGGCATCGAAGGGGCGAATGCGTCGGGACAGATAGGCGGCAGCGGTCGTGCCAACTGATGCCTGTGCGGGCCAGCGGTCGGTGACCACCAACTCGAAACTTCGTGCCTGGCGCTCAATGCCGGCCTCAATGTGGATCTGTTTCCAGCCGCCATACTCCTGACCGCCGACGATGAGGCGCACCTGATTCTCCGGCAGGCCAGCCGGATATCCTGGATCAATGTTCATGTCAGGCCGCCAGTACAGAAAGTGGCACTGGTGGCGTCACGCCTGGATGCCGGATGCCGTTGCGATAGATGATCTCCGCATCGCGCGTGGCATCCGCATAAAGTTCATACGCAATCGCCAGCATCGGCATGGTTTGTGGCGGCGTCCAGGTGGTGAGACTTGCTGCACTTTGTGCGCGGTTGGTCAGATCAAAATAGACGGCCGCATACGCCTCCTGCAGCGCGTCATAGGTTGCGTCCCCACAGACCAGCAATTCGGCATCCAGCGCAGCCAGCAGTGCGTCGCGCACGGACAGCATGGTGTCCTGGGTGACCTGTTGGGTAACGGTTTGCGGCTGGGTGATGCCGGCGAGCGTCTGCACAATGACACCAGTGGTCAACACCACAGACTGACCCGATGTGCCCTGGTCCTGCTGGGTGAGCGCGGCGATACCGGCCTGGGCATTGTCCTGATCGGTGCCCACCAGGGAAGCGATACCGACCGCTTGCGCCAGCAACAGTTGCCGCCCGAGCCCGTAGAGCGCTGCGGCGTTGGTGTCGATCTGCTGGCGCGATGGCGTGGGATTGATGCTCGTGACAGGAGGCTGCATCGCGGATGCCGTCGCCCCACCGGCAATCAGTTTGACTACATTCGACCAGGCAGCCACCGCACCAGCGGCACCTGACAAACCAAAAGCATTCAGCAGGGTCTGACCCAGCATGGACGGGTTGCTGACAAACGACGCGGCCTGCGTGATGAGATTGGCCGTCGTTGTGGCCGTGCCCAGAATTTGCGCAATTTGTCCGGCGCCGATAAAACCCAGCATCTTCGAGAGATTGCCTTGCGCCGCAGCGGACACAAAGCTCTGGAATCCGTTGACGGTAAAGGTGCTGGAGAAATCCTGAATGGCGGCATTGGCCAGCCCGTCTGCGGTCAGCCGGCTCACGGCCTGCGTTGAACTGCTCGGGTCCGGGAAAGTCAGTTCACCCGCTTCCACAAAACTCATCGACACGGTGGCCATCCCCAGACCGGCGTCAAAGCGCACGCGGGCAGGCGCCGACAGGCAAACCTGCATGGCGCCCAGCCAGGGATGTACCAGCGCACCGGGTCCGGCAGTTTCCAGTGCGGACAGCAACTGGTTGGCCTGACTGATGTAGTCCGAGCCGATCAGAAAACCATCAAACGTGATCTCGCGCGTGGCTCTGCCAAGGTCTTCGACCCAGGGGACATCACGCTGGGGATACTCGTGGACCTGCACACGGCGGCCAGCGCCTAGATCGGTGCCATTGACCTGAAACGCGACACCGCGAAAGGAGGCTGGACGCAATACGCTGGAATAAGGTTTGGAATAGGGACTCGTGCTCATGGGTAACAACCTCAGGGCATCGCCAGCGCAAAGGCGCTGTAGCCGGCGTCGACATTGAGCGGCATGGTGCCGCCACTGACCTGTTCGACGCGCGAACCAGCGGGCAAACCATCGATCTTGATATTGACCTGCCCCTCGACCTTGCTGGCCGCCTGGCTTGCCGGAATCAGGGAACTTCGATTGCTGCCCACAGATAGGGGCGCCAATCCTGATGCTGATGCGCTTGCAGTGCCTTGCGCCGAACCGGCGGTCGTTTGTGACGGGTTGGCCTCGCCGCCGGTGAGGCTCAGGGCATGGCCGACTGTCTTGGCCGCATCAATGGCCCACTGCAGTTTGCCGGAGAGCCACTGAACGAATTCACCGAACCAGGCCTTCAAGGGTTCCCAATGCGCAATGATGGCCTTGGCAATCCAGCCGATGGGACCCAGGCAAGTGAGGATCAGATCCGCGTGCGCCTTGAGCCAACTCCAGAAACTGGCAAACCAGCCTTTGACGGTGTCCCAGTTCTCGTAAATCAGCCACGCCGCCGAGGCAATGGCGAGGATGATGCCCAGCGGGTTGGCCATCAGCGCCGCGCCGATTGCGCGAATGCCGCCGGATACAAGCGCAAATGCCCCTGACATCACGCCACTCATGGACACGGTGGTCGTGGCCAATAACGACCACGCGGCGCGCAGCAAACTGATGGGGCCACTGGCGAGAAACGTCGCGCCAAACCCGGTGCGCGCCATGGAGAGCAGCGAGGCGTTGCTTGCAACGTAGGCCTTTGCTGCCATTCCGACGAAAGCCAGACCCGCTCGTCCAATGGCCCCCACCAGACCGGCGAGCGCCATGAT